CGGCCTGCTGTGGAACTACGCCGTTACCAGCGAGTTTTAGTTCGGATACCCGGGAAAGACCGTGGCTGGTAATCCAGCCTTCGGGTAGCCCCATCATCCATTCAGTAAATCGGCTGGAAAGGCGGTGTGCGCCTTCCCTGCCATCGGGGTTAGTTGGATCGGGCGAGGGCCGACCGATTATCGCTTCCCAGCGGCGGATTGCTGGTTCATACTTGCCCCAGTCAATTGAGCCTTGCTTAGCGCCGTCCACTTGGTCTTCTAGACGGCCCTTGAGCGCACCGTTGGCACGTTCCTTTGCCGTCGATCCATTTGAACTGCTTGTCCGGGGAGTACCCAGAAGCGTTATTTGCCCACTGCTTAGTACGGCGCGAGCGATTGAGTCGGTTTGTACCACGCCGTCACGGATCCGTTCCCCAGTTCCGTCCTTGCCGTCCCTAGCTGCTGGGGTAGGCATGAGCGTGAGTTCATTGACAACGGTTTCACGCAGGTTGCGGTAGCCACCCGGCGATCGCTTCTTCAACTCCGCAATCTGTTCCGGGGTTTTGATTTCGCGGTGTTCCATCGTGTTCGGGGTCGGCAGGTAGGAGGCGCTTACCTCGTCCCACGATTCGAACTCGCGAGGCAAAATACCCTGCGCCAATTCAATCGCCTGTTCTAGTTGAACCCCAGACGGTTTGGTCGGGTGGGTTACGGCCCCACGCGAGTTTCGCTGGCTCGACGCGGTAGTCGGGGTGGGCAGCAGGGAGGTAGCAATGCTCTCGGAGACCGGTAGACCGTTCTCAAAAGCCAGCGTTACCGCTTGGTCGGCAACCTTAAGCATCCGATTGCGTTCCTTCGCTTGCTTCTCGCTAATAGCGCCGCCGGTTGAGTCAGTCACTGCCGGGGTTCGCAACATCGCCTCCTCGGGGATAGGCAACAATGAAGACCCTGAAGCGTTGGTGGGGTGCGCCGGCGTCCGAGGCGCGTACACCTTCCCATTTCGCGTCGTACCCGATGTCGGCCAAGTCCCCGAGAACAGCACCGAGCGCGTTGAGAACAGGTCTGCCTCCTGCTTGCTCCAATATTTCAGGTTCGTATTCCACTCCGCCATCGGCTCGGGCGGATAGCAATCCTCGCACATTTTCAATTACCACCAATCTTGGTCGGAGTATGTTGATCGCGTGTGCGAACTCCGACCAGAGTCCGCTACGAGTTCCATCTTTGATTCCAGCGCGTTTCCCAGCAAGCGATAAATCTTGGCAGGGAAAGCCACCAGTAAGAATGTCGACCGGCTCTACTTGCGTCCAGTCCACTTTTGACACGTCCCGGTAGTTCGGTACGCCCGGGAAGTTAGCCTCCAGCACCTTCGACGGTGCTTCATCCCATTCGCAATGCCAAACCACCCGGGACGGCAGTACCGAGGTCAGCGCAAGGTCAAGGCCGCCGTAACCGCTGAAAAGCGACCCGACCTTCAACTCACGCACGATCGAACACCGCGAGAAGTTCTGCTCCGAGTTCGTAGGGTACGCGAGAACGTTCCCGGGCGTTCTTCAATCCCTGCGTTCCGGTCTTTGATCCGCGTGGGGCCGCCTCGTGGCAATCGCCACCCGGCTTACACATCGTTCGAGGTTTCCAGCCCGGTACAGAACCCCACAAATCGGTCGGCTTCTGACGTTCGTCCCCATAAGTGCAATAGATGACCGTGCGCCTTTCTAGCCCGACCAAAGGTGGAAGTTTGCGAAGCATCCCACGAGGGTTCTCAATCAAGAATCCAAACCGAGGTTCGAGTTCCACCGCGAGCGCCCGGGCGTGGGCTACCAGCGTCTGATTGAAAACGGCAGCCTCGGTTCGGGCAATTGGGAATTCCCCACCCTGTTTCCAGTGGTGGCTCATTGAGGCAACCGAGAACGCGGTGCAAGGAGGGGAAGCCCACACGAAGTCGGGCTTGCCATACTTGGCAATCAGCTCGTCCGCGTTTAGTTCCAGTATGTCGACAGTTTCCGTGACCTCGAAGGACGGATCCAGTTCGAACGTGATGACGGTGTGTCCGGCATCCTTGAACGCTTGGGTCGACGAACCTGTACCGGCGAAGAAATCGAAGATGAGCAGTTTGTCGGTCATGACGAGCCACTCCATTCCATTCGCATAATCGCACCAAGGCTACGGCCCACGTCCAACCGATCGCGTAGAACCCTAAGACCCTCACGCCCAGCGCGTAGCACCTGCTCCGCCGTTTCCATAGCTGCGAACTGCTCCTCGGTAGCGATGTCCGCCGTGTACCGTCTTACGTCAACGGATCCGGTAGCGGTCAGGAAGGCTCGTGCGAAGTCTCGCTTGTAGCGGAGTCGGGCCGCGGTGAACTCGGCGTCCAACCGTTCCACCTCCTCCGACTGCTCTTCGAGCGCCCGGGAGATACGCCCGAGCGTTTCAATGATTGACGCCGGGGTTAGTTCCATCAGTTGCCGTCCTTTAACTCCGACTTACGAGCTGAGAGTGCCTTGCGCTCAACTTCGCTCATAGCGCGTCGAGCAGTGATGGCGTTGTAGATTTTCATCAAGTGCTCTTCGGTCGGGGCTTTCGCAATCAAGCCCATCACGTCCTCTGTAAGCTCTTCGGGCTTGTCGGCGCTCGCCGGTGTCACCGTGGTCGCGTCAGGGTCTTCACGGTCAACCTCGTCGTTCCCAAGGGCTACCTGCTGAGGAATGTCCGCCTGAATGTCCTCGACCGGCTCTGTACCGACCAAAGTGCGAATTACCAGCGCGTCCGTCTGGCCCTTGTTGTAGAGCGACAAACCGAACTGGTCACCCAGCGCAATCGCGGCGCGTTTGATTGAAAGCGAAATCGCCGACTTGTAAGCGAGGTCGTGAGCGTCCGCCCGGGACGGCTGGTTCTGTGCCGACCCCACGGATCCGTTCTCATAGTGCGCTACGGTCTGCCCTGCCGAGTTTCGAACTGTCAAACGCACCAGCGCCCGGTACGCCACATCCCATGCCACGTACTCCTTGCCGGCGCGGTTTGTTTTGACCTCTGAGGTTTCGAAGAGGCAGTCGACGCTAGCCACTTCGATGTCGAAGTTCCCAAACCCGAACATTCGAATTAAGTGGGCTGTTATGTCCTGCTGGGAAACGTGCGAGTGTCCCTTGCCGTCACGCAGAACGCGTGTCGGTTTGATTGCGTTGAGCAGGTGCTTTACCTGCTCGGTTGTGAATTGTCCACGAATGTCCATTTCAGATGCCTTCCTTGTCTGTTTGTGAATAGAACACTAGCTCCTGCTGAAGGCGCTCTGCGACCTCAACAAGTTCAGCGATCATCTTTTCATCTCGTTCGAAGATGACCGTCTTCGGTTCGAACCATGCCGGGACGAATTGCCCATTCTGCTCGACCCGAAGAATCCATGCGAATACGCACCGCGAAGCGCCGGTGACATACAACTGCCACTGGACTTGGCGGCGGTAGTGAATGGGGATGGACTTCTCAGTACCCCAATCCTTGCCTGTGGTTTTGACCTCGGCGATTGTGTCGTGGTCAAGCGACAAACCGTCCGGCGTTGCGAATTGCCAGCGGTTTGCCAAACCGTCAGCAGCTATAAGCCAGTCGTTGGGAAAGATACCCCACTGGTCTTTGAGCGAAGCGACAATCCATGCTTCGTTGTCGCGCCCGAACGCCATGTATGCGTTGTCCTCGAAAGGGGTCGGGTTATTGCGCTCGTTGATGATTTCTGCGTAGCCGGACGGCGTTGCGGCCTTTGCCACGGTGGTTGCGGAAACCCCGGTGTCGCGGATCCGCTTCCATTCCTCCATGTCCGTCGATCGGACGAGGAATCGGGGATGTTCAATCATGCCTTCTCTTTTCATTAGGTGGGGCAGGTCGGTAGGACTGACCAACCTGCCCCGGGCGGTCGGGAAGGCGTCGACCGCACTCCCCAGAGTATCACGGTACTCGATACCGCCGACATCAAATAAGCGTGTCAAAGGAACACCACCAAGGCGATGACCAAGACCACAAAGTTGACGGCAGCTAGTAGGACGTTCGCTCGGGCCAGAAACTGTTGTCGCTTCCGGTTGCGAACACGATCGCGGATGGGGCTACTGGTCACGGTTCTCACGCTCCGCCCGGTAGATGCGACCATACTCAACGAGCATCCGCCAGTAGCAGAGCGCGGTGAAGATGTAGAAGCCGTCACCGATGTCGAAAGTATCCTTGATGCCGATGAAGAGCGTCCCAGCGAGCGCGTAGGCGATGAATCTAATCTCCATCTTTCTCCTCCCACTTCTTCTTAAGCGCCGCGAAGGTCGACATTGAGTCCCGGGAGAGTAGGCCAACCTCCACCATCGCTACCACGTCCATGATGTTGCCACCGTGGGTTACGAGCGCGAAAAGGAACGAGGACTCGCGTATCGCCACATCGGGCGGTACAGGAGTGCCGTTGATTGCGGTGATGATTGCTTCGCTGATGAATGCCGACTTGCGGTACTCAACGAGTGCGTTCACGATCGCGTCCGAGATTGATTGCGGTGGCATGACCTCCTTGAAACGGTCAGTCCATTGCTCGGGAGTTTCGACTGGTTCGAGGTTCACTTTGCCACCTTGATTCCGGCGGTCGCGAAAATGGTCTCGGGCTTGAAGCCGTCGACGACCTTCCAGACTCGGCACTTACGACCGAACCGGGTCAAGCCGTATTCGCCCGACCACTCGATGACCCCAGCGTCAGCAAGTTCTGCTCGACGCGATCGCACCGATTGCGGTGAAGCGAAGGGGTGCAGTTCCTCGTGGGCGTGGCCCTCGAACTTGTGAAACAGTTGCTCATCGGTCAGTTGCTCACCGTAGAGCGCGAAGAAGACCGCAATAGCAGTCTGGGATGGGCGGTAGACCGAGTCGGCCGCCTCGTGCGATGTTTCCGGATCCGTCTTACGAGCGCCCGGGATAAATGAGAACTTCATTTGATGCCTCCTGTCCAAATGCCCTGCTTGATGTTTTCAGCGTGTTCAACTCCACACGCCCAGATGAGATAAGCGTCGGCTACCTGCCACCGACCGGTGGGTGTCATCCCACACTCAGCGCAGGTCGCGCCGTCCCCTAGTACCTTCATGGTTTGCCTTCCTATGAACCGCCTCTATGCGGTGAGCCTAGGTTAGCATCCGATTTCCCCGGATTGGACACATTTGCGAATTTTGATTTCTGGATCCGTAATAGTGAAAACGTTAGTTTTCACGGTCGGGTCGGGTCGGGTCGGGTCGGGGTCAACGAACCTCGCCCGATGTTCGCCCGAACGCCGTCCGAACTTCTTACGAACTAATAGTTGTATGGAGTTGATGTATCTATAAATAGATGCTAGACTCATCACGTAAGGCAAACCGGACAGAAAGGCAACAAAATGGAAAGCAACAAACTCCGCACCGAGAACGTCTCGGGACTCTCGATTGGCTATTACGCGACCGAGATAATCGACATCTACATGACGCCATCCTTCGACCCCAAGAACTATGTGGGACGCAAGGCACTCTTCGAGACCTTCGAAGGACGCATCCTTGAGGGAACGCTCGAACTCAAGTCCGCTCGAGTTCACGCCATGATGGTCATCCGCTTCGAAGACGGAATGTGGGCAAACATCGGCTCGTGCCTGTACCTCGCAGACTGGGCTAACTAGCCCTACCCGAGAAGAGCCTCAGCCAGAAGGCTGGGGTTCTTCTCGTTCGCTGGTGCGCCAGTCGCGCCAGTCGCGCCATTCACACAAAGCTGGCGCTACTGGCAGGAATCGCACTGCAGGAAGTCCATGGGGTCGACCGGTACGGCGTACCCACCAACTCGCTCGGCTAATTCCTCACCATTCACTTCGTCAGACCGAAGGCAGGGTCGTTCGGGTTGAGCCAACGGATCGCGACCGGGATAACCGCAATCCAGACGGCGTTTGCCACCGCGTACCAGTCCGCCGTAGTGAACTCAACGGGCAACTTGCCGATTGCGAAAACCGCACCGAGGGCCGTGGCGAGAAGGCTACGACCGTAACTTGCCAGAATGGCTGTGTTCATTGTTTCTCCTTGTTTGGGGTCAACTATCTAGGGTGACCGTCCCGGGCGCTTGCGGCGCGTTTTACAAACCGAGCAGTTTCGACACAATCGGTGCAAGCACCGCCAGCAGACCAAAGCCACCAACGGCCTGCCAAATCCTCGACTCGACGGCACGGATCCGCTCCTCGTGGTCGGCGATTTGCTTCTCTGTTGTGTCCTCAAACTTGCTCATGCGGTCTTCTGTAGCCGGCATCGAAAGCGACAGCCCCATCAGGATTTGTTTCATCTCCTGCAAGTCCCGATGCACGTCTTTCAGCGTGACCCGGATACCGCCGTCGTTGTCCTCCGTTACCATTCCGTCGACTCCACTAGAAACTTCTGAAGCGCACGAACCGATCGCGTGTCAAAGGTCGGCGAGGCAGGAACGCCAAGGAACAACTGGAACGCCAACCGTAGGTCGCGGCCCCACTCGCCGGTTTGCTGCAAGCCCAGTTTCTTCTGGAGCGCCTTGACCGTCTTGGGGTCGAGTTCCCGGGTCTGCTTTACGCCAAGGAGGAATTGTAGTGCGCCAATTGTGTCTGCGTCGAGAACCCCGGTCGGCTTGAAAATGGGTCGGCTAACCGTTACTGGTTCAGCAATCGGCTCGGACGAATCCGTCACGACTTCTTCGACGGCTTCCACCGGTTCTAATTCGCTCATCCGATAACCGCCCATGTACGCGGCCCCACGATTCCGTCCGCAGCTAGCAGGTGGCTCTTCTGAAACTTGATAACCGCCCGGCGTGTCAACGGCCCGAAAATACCGTCCGCGCTGATTCCAAGTTTGCGTTGCAGGTACTTGACCTCGTCGCCGCGAGAACCCATCTTGATCGTGCGTAGTGAAGGAGCCGGGGCAGAGCCACCACCCGATTTGAGTAAAGGCGCAGGGTCAACAAGTTGCCCAGCCTTGTTTGTGATTGAAAAGTGCAGGTGTGGGCCAGTGCTGTTTCCGGTGCTTCCCGACAAGCCGACCCTTTGACCTTGAGAAACGCGTTGACCGTTGGTCACGTCGAGACGCGAAAGGTGCAGGTAATAAGAGTTTCTTCCATCGGCGTGGTGGATTCGAACGTTGATGCCATTCGCGGCGGAGCGTTCAGCTCGGGTCACAATCCCATCCTCAGAAGCCCAGATTGTTTCGCCGGTAGGACAGTTGAAGTCAATCCCGGGCAGACCAGAACCTCGGCGGACGTGGGCTGCGAAGTCGTCGTTGATTTTCGACGTTTTGCACGGACGGATGTAAGTCATGGTTCTCCTATGTGATGTTTACCCACGCGCTGGTGGCGTTGTTGTATCGTTTTGCTGTTGTAAGACTAACCCACTGCCCACTTGCTTGGTCGTAACGTTTTGCCGTGTTGATTGCACCCCACGTGGATCCGCTACGGCGGTAACCATAAGAGGTCGGCGTAGTTGAGATGACGTTCGAACGAATCGACGCCGGTTGCGAACCGTGAGCGTCCGACACAGCATTCAAAGCGCCCACCCGGAAGTAATAGAGCGTCCCAGAGTTCAGACCAGTAACCGTCAGGGTAGTAGCCGTCGATCCAGTATCGGCAATCGAACCGGCAAGAGTGGCAAAGTTCGAAACGGTAGACCACTCCACTCGGTAACCGTTGATTGCCAAACCACCAGTTGTACCGGGCGTCCAAGCCAAATCAACCGCACCGAAGGTCACGCTGTCCACCGCCGAGGTGAGCGTCGGCGCTCCCGGGATTGTATTGAAGTAAATCGTGCCGCGAAGTTTGCTGTTCCACGTGGAGTTGGTCGTCCAGTCCGATTTCTCGAGCCACGTAGTTCCTGTGCCACCTCGGTAGAAACCGACCCCGGTGGATCCGTCATCGCAGTGCTGGCCGTAGTAATAAGTTGTGTCAGCGACTAGTGCTTTGGTCAGACCCTTGTTTGTCTCGTATCGAGCAGAAACGTCATCCGCTGTTCCGGCTGGATTGAACTGGCCCGAATAAACGTCTCCAGCACCATTCAGGTTGTTGACCATCAGGATTCGTTGTGCGCCACCCGAAGCCCAGACCGTGACCGACTCGGTCAAAAGAGGCTGGAAACCCACGTCAGGTGAAACGTAGGACGCGTTCGAACCGATTGAAAAGTCTGTCATGGCTCGCCAACCAGTCCATGCAAAGAACGGCTTAGAAGTACCCGAAGCCCCGGTGGAAACGCTATCGAAAGCCATCAGTCACCGCCTACCAGAACCAGAGGTCGCCGTCAGCCATTCCCGAAGTCGGTGCGGTCGCTTGGACATACACACCAATCCCGGTGCGAGCCGTGGGCTTAGTTGTACCGCCTGTGCCACCTTTGGTCAAAGGAACGGTTGGCAAACGATCGCTGGAAACCGTGCCAGAAACGATGTCCTCGCCGGCGTGGGTGTGGGCGAGCGCCGCGACCCCAAGGTTTGTCCGTGCGCTAGCTGCGTCAACGGCCCCGGTTCCACCTTTGGCAATCGAGACGGTTGGGATACGACCGATGTCGAGAACGCCAGAAATGATTGCTGCGGCATCAAAAGTGGAGGGAACAACATCTGCCCACGCGGATCCGTTGTAAACCTCGAGGGTTGAGTTGGTGGTATTCCAACCGAAGATGCCTTGAGTGCCGGTGGGACGTGTAGCCGTAGCCCACGTGTCAATCAGGAAGGTTCGTCGATCGGAAACGTTGCCAGAAACGATGCTGGTAGCGGAAGCAGCGACCGCCACGTCAGCAATCGGGAACTGGAACACCCCGGTTTCCGTCTGGGTAAGGCTGGGTCGAGCTGGGCTGACCGCCGCCGTGCCTTTTACGACTGCCAAAATAATCGAATTGACGCTCGGGTCGAGGGTCAAAACAATCGTGTCGATTCGAGGGTTCGATTCCGAAGCAACTATTGTCAGCGAAACTTCTGCCGAGTTGTTGTAGCCGTGACCGCGTACCACTGCAAACCCAGCAGGTACTTTGACGGTCATTCCTGATCCGTCACCGTAGGGCTGTAGGGCCGTGCCGCTTGGTGTCGAGTTCACGCCCGATCGACCGCCGGTCACAAGGTTACGAATCAGGGTCGTATATTGAGCCTCGGTTGTGTCTACACCCTCAAATGGGTAACTCGTCTGTGCCATGTATTCCCCTAACGCTCTCTTCTATGATAACGCGCCGGACGGCGTTACATCGGTAATCGACTCATTGCACACGCCACAAACCACGCACGGATCCGTCCCGGGCGCGAGTACCTCAATCTGCTGTTCTGCATTTCCACAACCAGCGGTGTGGCAGTTAACGGTAAATGGTGTGTATTCGTCCATGCTTATCCTCCTCCGCTTGATGAAGTCATTTGTGTCGCCAGCCAATGCACCGGGAAAGATAAAGTTCTGTTGACTCGGTCGGGAGCGTTGTCAAAAGAGTTAATTGTCATTCCGGTAGATGTGACGCTTGCTACCGCTGTGACATAACCACCACCACCAGAAACGTTGTTTGCCTTTGTAGCCGAGACGATTGGTGCTTGAGTAAATCTGCCAACTGGGAATGTCACTGTAGTGCTACCAAATGTTGAGTTTGATACAGAGATGGTTGCTGACCCAGCAGAGGAAGAGAAAGGCTGAATCGTTTGAGGCTGGGTAAGCCCACCCTTTGAATATCCAAAGACCTGCAAAGTGCCAGTCCCAGTTATGCCGCTGAGAATAAGTGTGAAACCATCGTGCGTCTTGTTTGCATTCCAAGTTCCACCTCCTTGTGCAAAGTGAGTGCTGTCTTGAGATTGCGCTACTGCTCGGCTTCGCGTTGTTGAAAGTTGGGGAGCGAAGACCTTAATTTCTCCACCACCACCTGTCGTTGACATTCGACCGACTCGAATTGCACTGACCGTTCCACCCGACGCGACAAAGCCACCTCCAGAAAGTGCCTCTTGATAAGAGCTTGCATATGAAGTGGCCGAGTCGTCTGTTCCGTTGGCGCGAAAACGAATGGTGACTGCAGCATCCGAAGTTCCAGAGATGAAATTCCAATTGACTAAATAATTAGTAAAAGCAGAGGTGAAGACACCGTTAAGGCTCACGGATCCCACGCTCGAGAAAGAAACAACCCCATCCCCGGTAAAGGATCCGTTTACAACCGAGGTCGGTACGATCGGGACTAACCCTTGAGGTATCGCCGTAATCGTTGTGGCTATTTGTTCCCACCCGGCAGAGGTTTTCACATAGGTTTCACGGGCTACCATTTCACGCTCCTAAATATTCGAGGATGAGACGTGCGCTGGTGATGTTGAGCGCACCACCCGAGTTTTGCGTTCCTTGGATTCTGATTACATCATTAGCCGTTAGTCGTTCCGAAGTAACTGCAACGCCCGAATCGTTCGTGCTTGCAGCAATCGAACCTGAAATTAGGTTACCCCAAATTGCAGTACCGTTCTGCGTTATTTGAATCTGTCTGTAACCTGTTCCGTTAAGCGCCCACGATATTTGACCTGTGATTGAGTAACGTCCGGTCAAAGGAACGGTTACTGCACCCGACGAAGATACAAAGCCACCCGTGTTTTCAGTAATAGTTGAATACGTCACAACGGTAGTCGTGTTGTTACCAACCGACTGAGTTGCCGTTCGGATTGTGTCAAAACGAGGAACAGCACCGACCACGTTCTGGGCCGAGTCGGTATCAATCCAAATGTCACCAATGTTTCCACCGCCCGGCTGGGTCGCTTGGGAATAGACCCTTGGCACAGGCGTTCCCGATCGCGTGAACTCTGGAGCGTCGATATGACCACTCTCATTGATACCGCCGACCTGAGTACCATCCGAGTTATTGAAACGAGCGATTGGATAGGATCCGTCGATGTCCTCGTTTGCGGTCACGGTGAGCGCAGGAGTTACCTCGTTATTGTCGCCGCCAATGTCAATGTAGGCCGAGACATTCGCGCCTTGAGTGTTGAGAACTCCGTTGAATTGTGCGTTGACAATCGTTGGGTTTGTAATCGTTGCACCAACGGTAGCAACGACTCCTGCTTCAGCCGCCGTCTGGTTCTTCCACAAACCAGAAGCGGAATCGTAGGCGAGGACATTGTTGTCGGCTACGGACACAATCAGCACGTCATGGAGTTCGCGCAGTTGAAAACCGTTCTGCGGTCGAATAAAGATTTCACCGTTGGACGGGTTTGCCCGGGTAACGATACCAATGAAAACGAGGTGCGCCGGGGCTACAGGCTCATTTGCCAGACCGTAGATTAGGTTTCCGGCAGTACCGAGCCAGACGGGATCCCCAGCGGTAGCCGTCGACGTGTTTAGCCCGGCAAGTAGACCTTCCGTAATGACGAATCCCTTACCGTTGTGGGCCAGCGTAGAAGCAATCAAACCCATCGTTTTCGAAGAGGTCTCTTCGGTCGCGTTGCTCGCTTTGCTCACGATTATGTTCGTGCCGTTTGCCGAGGAGACGTAAACGGCCTGACCCTTGGTAAGCGCCTCGCCAGCCTTTACCTCGTGCTTTAGCTGCGAAGTCCACAATGCATAGTTATCGCTCCACTCAGCGTTGTAGTTCGTGGAGTCAATCTTCGACAAGATTTGCCCGGCGGTACCGCCGACTGGCAAACCGCCTGTCACGGATCCGCCAGAGCCTCCTTCTTTTAACTCGACAGCGTTGAGGCGCTTCGGGGTCGTACTTTCGCGCCTAGTAATAAGCGCATCAAAATCAACGCCTGACGGATCCCCAACCGTTGCCCCGATACGAATACCGTCCGAGCCGACCGTGATTGCCGTTTCCGTAACGGTCGCTGAAACTTCTTGATCGCCCACAACGACCGTCACGCGGTCGCCGAGATACCAGTCGCGCCCATAGGTCATGGTCAAATCGGAAGAGGGCAAAACGCTGACCGAAGTCATAGTGCGTCCACCGTCCGCGATTGTTTCTAGCCCAGCCTGATTTAGAACGTCTGGGTCGGCCTCGTTATTCTGGTCGACAAAGGTTTCGATTCGCCGATTCCACAAAGTCTCCGCGGCGAGCGACTCCGTATCGGAAACCTCAAGGAACGTGCGCGAAGTACCCTGCCCAGTACCGCCAACAATCGCCCGGGTGACGGAAGGCACACCGTAGCCGTAGGTTGACTTCGAAAGCGTATCGTTCACTACGTCCAGACGGATTTCGCTGGTGCGATCCGTCGGTTCGTAGCAAGAGAACTCAAGCAAGTCCCCGGATTGCTTAATCTGAAAACCGATCGGGTCGATAGAGCCAATCTCAGAAAGTACCTCGCCCAGCACCTTGAAACGTGCCGTCTTAAAGACCGTAGAACCCAGCCCCACGTCAGCAGCTAGTGAAAGGAACGGAATCTCACGCTCCGCTGGTGCAGACGGCCCAATGTTCGCGTCCACGTATCCGTACATCACCGTCGACGCGAAACCCGACCGCGCATCGGACTCGGTTGTTTGAGCCTCTACGTCAGCCGTTCCCGGGGTCGGGTAGGCAAGGCGCTCGCCAAGAATAACGGCATCGTCCACGCCTTGAATCGTCCAAATACCCACCGGGTCGTTAGGGCTGACTTCTTTGACCGCCGAGGTCGTATAGCCCGACATCAGTACGCCAGTCTCGCCGGTAACAATAATCCCTGCACCGGCAGCGCGAAGCTCGTCCGCTATCGGGTCGTCCGCCGGAAGCGTTATCTCCCACGTTCCCACGTTGTTGAAGCGCTGTGCGATTTTCAACCCGGGAAGGTTGTGCATCGCTATTTGCCCCACGCGGTTCAGGTTGATGTCACGTACTTCAACCACAAGGTCGCGCACGTCCATTAGTGCAAGACTTCCTTACGAATCTGCCACGCGATTGTGATTACGGTCGCTGAGGTTGCCCCGGTAGCGACAACGGCAAGGTCTGAGAGTCCGGAAGGGAATCGGAGCATCTTCGGGGACGGCCCGAGGGATCCGTAGTGGTTTGCCCCGGTAGCGTCCACAACCGTTCCGTTCACAGAATCGACCGTGATGGTTTCTGTTGAAAGTATGGTCTCGTCAAACGACCAACCGCGACCGTCGCTTGTTGTGATTTCTAGCGTGTCGATGTCGCCTTTGAAGGTGACCGTGGGTAGCGCTTCCACATCGCCGATATTGTCGATGGTTACGTTGCCGATCACGTTCGAGGACGAGACGCGAAGTTCAGCAAGGTCGGGAATAAGCGAACGGCCCGAGAAACCGGCGTTGGTCAAAATAATCTGTTCGCTTGTTTGTGACTTCCAGAAAGGGTCGGGGCATTGGAGGGTAAGCACCCAGTTCGCAAATAGGTCGTTTTCATCTTCCCCACGCGAACCCTCTGCGCCACCAACGTAGTAGCCGGTCAGTTCCCAAGAGTAACCGTCCTCATAAACCGCTACAACGGTCACAGGGCCGGCTTTGAGAAGCCGTGACACCCGGCGTAGCGCATCCTCTACGAACGCCCGAGAATCGCCCACAACGGTTATGGGGATGTCTACAGTACGCACGGCGCGTCGAGCGTGACGGAATACGCCACCATCGGTAGCCGATTGGTCGATACGCACCTCGGCTTGTGGAATAGAGAAACCAGCAATTCCCGACCGGGCGATGTAAACGGATCCGTCAAACGCAATCGTGTCGCCGTTCGCGCCGCGAAGAGAAAGTTGCACTACCAACCTGCCACCACCTTTGCCCGGCGCATAGCGCTCAAGAGTTCCTGCTCACCGTCAAGAGTTGCGTTCGGGGCCGCGTTGTAAATGATAGTTTGACCGCCAGCACGGTCGAGAGGGGTAACCGTTGCTCCCCGGGGAAGCGTAAGGATTTCTGCACCCTTTTCGCCGACCATAACGGATCCGCCGCTAGTGAGCGTTCCACCCTTTGCCAACTTCGGAATCCTAGGAATATTAAAACCGATTGTTTGCCCACCGAATTCCGGCACCCAGTCTGGTACGTCAATCTTTATGGAGTTGAGACCATTGATGACTTTGTTAATCATGTCGATTATGAAGTTGACCGGCGGTTTGATGAAATCGATGATTGACTCGAATGCTTTACCGACAATCTCGCCCAGTCCACTAAAGACGGCTACGGCGGTGTCTGCTACAACGTGGAAAGCCTTAACGATGAAGTCAACGACTGGTTTGATTACGTTTAGCCAGAGAACTTCAAACGCGCCACCGATTGCTTTGAGCGCTGGTTTGATTGCGTTATCCCAGAGCCACTCGGCCGCCATCGCGAGTAGCGCGAAGCCGATCAACCACGCGGTGATGATTGGGTTGATGATGTAGTCCCACAGGAACTTGAAAGCGGCCCCGATGAAATCGAAGATGGGTTTGAGGACGGTTTCCCAAAGCCAAGTCCACGCCATAGAAATAGCGTCGACCATTATTTGCCACGTGTCTTGGAAGAAGGTGGTCTCGTTCGCGAGGTAAATAATCACACCGATGAGCGCACCGATCGCGAGCGATATCATTCCAATCGGGCTGGCAATCCACGCCGCCGTCAGAGCCAACTGGGCCGTTACCGCACCCCAGAGAACCGGCATCAAAGCGATAAAGGCAGGAATGAGAGTCACAAGAATAACCGTGCCTATTCCAGCCAGCACCGGGATAATAATTTGAGGGTTATCGACCATCCATTGGAAAACCGGAATCACGGTCGTATTCATAAACGAAGCCAGCCCGGTAACCGCCGGGAGGAACGCTTGCCCGATTGACGCGGACAGGTTGGTGAACTGCGCCGCCATGATTCGTTGCTGGTTAGCCAGCCCACCCGAGGTTCGTTCGAAGTCACCAGCTGCAGCACCGGTCTGTTCATAGATAAGCGCCTGAGCTGCCAGAATCTTCTGTTGCGGAGTTAGCGCTTCCTTAGTGGTCATAATCAAGCCAAGGGAGAGTGCCTTATTTCGCAAAGACCAATCGTCCAGCAGAATTCCGTATTTACGGATCGGTTCAGCCTCACCGCGAAGCGCCGCACCAATTGCGACGATTGCTTCTTCCGGCGAAGTGTTATTGAACGACGCAAGGTCGGACGCGGTAGTTGCCAGCCCGGTAGCGAAGCCAGCGAGGTCGTCTCCAGAAAGCCCGGCGGCGTTTCCAAAGATACCGAACGTTTTAGCGGCGTTGAGTGCTTCGAGTTGGGATTGTCCTAAAGCGGTGGATGCGCCTTTTGCGAACGAATCAATCTTTCCAAACGAAGTCCCGAAGATTTCCCCGACGGCGCTCCCGGCTTCAGCAAGGTCAGAAGCGGCCCCAATCGAGTCCTTGACGTAAGAACCAATCGCGGCGATACCGATAGCGGCGGCAATTGGGCCAGCGAACTTCTTGAGCGAACCCAGCATTCCTGCGCCGAGGGCTTCACCGCTGATCGCGCCAGCGCCACCCATTTCCGAACTAATAGCCGCGGCAATTCCGGTCGTGGTTGGAATAATCTGGACATACGCCTCCGCAATGCGTTCAGCCATGACCACCACCTCTCGCCGGGTTCATCCTCTTTAGAATACTGTCTATCTCGTCCCGAGTGCGAACGCGACTCGGAGCAATCCTGCTGGTTACATTCTCCCACGGACGCTCCATAGGTTTGCCCTTCTTTGAGTTCAAACGAAGCGTCAAGTCGTAAATGTTTGCCAGCACCATCCACTCGTGAGAGGCAGGGTATCGCCAGCCACCAAGGGAAGCGGCGAGCAACGTGGACGGATCCACCGTGAGCGCCTCTACGAGGTGCGTAGCCTCACGCCACGAGATAGAACGACCCACCTCGCTAAAACCGACCGCATAACGCCTTCTGAAGTCTGAATACAGGGCCGTGGGATGGTCTTGCTCCAGTTCCAGAAGGCGATCTATTCCGGGAGTGAAGCGCCTTGAGTCCATTCCTTAATTACGTCCGAGAACTCCGAGACGCTCATAGCGTCAAGCGCTTCGAGCGCCGGTGACTTCTCGCCAAGCGTCTCTTCCAGAATCAGGAACACACGGTCTTCCTCGTCCTTAGCTGCTTTACGCGAGCGACGGATTACACCTGCAGGGATATCTTTGAGAGCCGGGATTTCGAATTCTTTATTGTCGTGCTTGAATTTCATGGGTAATACCTTCCGGTTGTTCTAGCCCGGGTCGACCAATTAGCCGACCCGGGAACTAGAGGCTTCTTAGGCTTCGAACTCCGAGTAGAAGACATCAGCCGAGCGACCGTCGACGGCGTAGGCCGTGATGGTGATGCCGTAGCCGATTGCTTCGCCGTTGGTGTAGTTCTGAGGGTCGACTGCGGTGACCTCGCCAGAGGGAACGTAGTGGCGGATTACCTTGTCGTCATCAACCACGTCGAAAACGAACGAGCGACGGCCGCCGGTAGCGCCCGGGTTGACCTCGACCTTGCCGCCGGTAACGGTGACCCCGAAGTAAAGCTCGAGAGCGTCCAGCGACGTTTCGATGAGCGTCAACTTGTAGGTCAGCGACGAATCGGTGATGACGGTGCGAACGAGGTCGCTGTTCTGCCATGCGTTGATCGCGGTGGTCGATTTCTCCGGGGTGAATTCCAAACCGTCAGAGTTGAGGTATCCGACCTCGGTAAAGCCGGTGAGTGCCGAGTCCGACGCGGTAGGCGCGGTCGCGGATGTTTCACCGTAGTAACAAGCGCCGGTTACACCAACGCGTACTTTGCTGGCCGTAAGTGCCATGATTTCTCCTTGTTATTTATCCTGCGCCATAACGACAACATTGAAGGTCAAATATCTCTGCTCTTCAATTCCATCGTTGTTGACTCGCGTCGGCGCAGATGTTGCGTCGATACGTTTAAGTGTACCGCCTACGCAGTTACGCACCACGGATTCCACGATACGAGCGAGCGTGTTTGCGTCACCATAATTAGCGGCGTAAATGTTCACGCCCAGTCCTTCGGTTCGCAAAAGTTCGGGAATGGTAGTTGATGCGCCTTGCGAACGAATCGTGACAATCTTCCCGGGGTACGGCTCAAGGTTTGGTGGCGGTTTCTTTACCGATACAAACACGTCCTCCGCTACAGGATCCGTTTCGAGAGCCAAAGCCTCAACAATACGATCGACAAGGGCAAGTTCTAAATCTGGGAATATTGTGTTCACGTTGTGAGTCCTTTCAGAACAGCAGCTACTCGCCCATGCTCCGCTTCAGACCAGTGCGCTCGCGGATCCATTGTTGAAACCTCCACAATCACACGGTTCTGGTTCTGGCGCGGTGCATCCACTTCCCAACCGCTACCAATTGCGTCCCGGACACGGTTTGCCTGTTCGACCACTACTTCCTCGACCTCAGAAGAGCGCAACAAGTTACCAACGCCAGCACGATCAAGACGAATTTTAATTGCGCGAAGAGAAAGGCTCATGCCAAACGCCTCCGCACCTTGACAATTACAAACTCCACCGGGCGACCGAACGGTGACTCCCACTGAACAACGGATCCGTCCTTGACCCAGCGTTCTCCACGAATCTCAAACTCGTCGAACTCGTCCACTTCAGCCGGGAGAGGAACGTAGACCGTAGCAGACTGGATTACCGGGTTTTCAGTAGCGAGTACCGGTTCGCTGGTGCTGTCATATTCAACTAAGCACTCAGTAATCTCGTAAGAGACAATCGTCTGCTCGGGCATTCCGTAAGAATCTACAGCCCCGGCGGTTCTGCCGATGACCGTAACGGTTTCAGTTCCCCTAAACATTAATCCAAATGTCTAGCGCGGAGTCGGCTCGCCAGCCAAGGTCAACCTCGAAGGCTTTACCGCGTGTGTCGGGCCGAAGGTTGGCAACCTCCGCGTCGGTCATAAACAAACCAGACTGATTGCCAAGGAAGGTGCGCGATTGTGAGAAAGCGCCGACCGTTTCTTGTACGGTGCGGACAAACTCAGGGTTACGGAGTAGGCGCGTAACCATTGCCACTACGACCGGAATGACACGTTCGATAGGAAGCGTGTCGTTGTCGATCCGTGCTTGGATTCCCGGGTAGGTCGCTAAAACAACCTGTTCCGCGTCACCAAGCAATGTTTCGACAAGGTTTTCATCAGTGGGTACGTCGTTACCAATCCAACGGCTGGTTACATCAATGAAAGAAGTCCAAGTTGCCACGATTTCTCCTTGTCAAAACTATGGGGATGGCCGCGTATAGAAGGCGACCATCCCCACCAGTTTGTTACTGAGCGAAGTCGCTAATGATTACGGCGTTTCGTCGTTGGTGATTTTGGTGAATGCGTCGAGGTCTCCGACACGGAAGCCAATCTCAATTTCAGCAAGAACGGCAAACATATTCTGCTGGAAGAGGTTGATCGTGTTTTCGCCGTCGACCAGAGTGGCCTGATCGCTGACCTTGATGACAACGTCTTCGACCGAACCCCAAACAGCCTGCGACCAGTCTCCACCAAATCCAACGGTGGGGATTGTCGATTTGTAGGCAGCGCGCGACTTGAAGACCGGACGGCCCAGAATCGAACCGATGCTTCCTTCAGTCGTGACGTTGTTCAGGAACAATGGGCGACCAATGTCGTCGACCGTGTTGAGGATGATCGACTCGAGTTGAGGCGAGACGATGAATCCGTTGTGGTCAAATCCCTCAGCGTTGACCGTGGTGACCGAGTCAACGAATGCGGAGTAAGTTCCGGCGAGGCTTGCGATGTTGATTGCCGTTGCGGATGCCAGCGTGTCAAAGTCAGACCCGGGCGCAGTTCCAAAGAACACGGTCGAGTCGAACTTCTTAGCGAGGGCTGCTGGGAGGCGGTCAACGAGTGCGCCGTAGAGGGCAGGGATATCGCGACGGAACTCGTTTGAGAACGTCTCGATAACAGCCAATTTGTAACCGCGCAGAATCTTGGTCTGTGCAGTTCCGTTGCTGACTGGCTTGGACTCAGTTTCTTCAACCCACGAAGCGGTCGGCTCGCCGGTGATGACCGCGATGGTCGATCCGTTTCCGGGGAGTGCGATGCGACGTGCTGCGGTCTGAACGACTGAGTTCTCAGTCATTCGACTGAGGATTTCAGATGAAACGGACGAAGGAAGCGTAAGCCCCGACGATCCTCGGTTGATATCAACCATGTTTTATTGCTCCTTAGAGAAGAGAACCAATCGCGTTTGCGAATGATTCAGCGGTGGAAATTGACTCCGATACTTCACGGCCCTGACGAGCGTTCGGTTTCGGGGACTTGGGACTGGACTGGTCAGCGACCAATTTCAGAAGTGCGTCAGCCTGTGACTCAATCTCTTCTCGTGTCGTCCCGGTCAAAAGTTTCACGGCCTCAGCCATGATTCCCTTTTCCGATGCAACTTCAAGACGAGTTCGCTCGGCGCGTTCTGCGGTGAGTTCTGCTTCGACTTGTGCCAAACGCTCGGCGCGTTTCTCGTCTTCGCTCTTCAGCGATGATTCGTATTCACGCCACCGGTCGGCAGCTTCGACATTTGACTTGGCGCGTGATTCCCATTTCCGGGCTTCACTCTTCCAGTCGGTGTCGTCTGATTCAACCACATCACTTTGCGGTGTTGTGTCCTCGGCTTGCACCTCGGGCGTTGGTGTTTCACTGTTCAGTTCTTCAGTCATGAGAACCCCTCCATTTCCGTGCGGATTGAGCCGTGCGGCCTGATATTAGAGTAACAGAGTTTTAGCGTTGGACGGTATTTCGGGCGTGTCTAAATTCCAGTTCGGATCCGTCGAACTTCGTTAAAATAGTTTCTCCTCGTGAACGCGAGGTCGGGGTAAGCCTTCAGGAAGTCCCGGGTGAGGTTCTTGCCAGTACGACCACCAGCTGCTTTCCATTCCTCCAGCCACCTTGGGAAGATTTGGTCACGGCGGATTGCGATTCGCTGTTGAGCCTCGGCTTGCAGGTCTTCGAATTCACGATAATACTCTGGGCGGTCTACCGCTACCTCATCCCACTCGGGAACTACGGTGCAACGGCAATGGTCGTGGTAGGCCGTAATCTCTGGTGAGAAGGTAGAGAAAGAATTGACCGCGGCGTACAGGCAGAAAGTGCAAGCGGTAGGGGAAGCAACGCGCCGGTACTTTGCCCGGTCGTTTTCGATGTTGAGAAGTAGGGAATCACGATCGACGTTGAGAACGGTTTTAGAAACCATGCCAGAGAAGATTGTTGTGGCGGTCGCGTAGTCGCCGGTTACAACCAGACGCGAGGTGGTGTAGCCGACAGCGGAGTCCGTAGCGTCGACAAGGTCGGGCAAAACAATCTCGGGTGTAAATTCTGTTCGTAACCCAGCAGCTAGTCGCTGGCTGGTGAAATACGCTGAGGAGAGGACTCCTGCAACCCGGGAGTAGTTATCAATCAGGGCCGGCGTTACTTCACGGAGCGTACCTGCAACGCGAGACGGATCCATGGAGCGAGCGATTGTCATAGCCCCAATAGCATCAGCCGTCACGAGAAGTGCGAGGTCGTTCATCGCCTTCTGGTGGGCTTGACCGCTACTGAATGACATCCGGAGCGTTTGCTATTTCGACGGCCAGCGCGTTGTTCTGCTGGACGGCGCTCGCGGCCTGTGCGAGTTGTCCGATGATGTTCGTAGCCTGTGCCTCTTTGATTTCTTGGCGCAGGACGTACCGGTCGGCTTCTGAAAGCCCGATGCGCTGAAGAGTGATGTCTGAAGTAGCCGGGAGGACTCCAGCGGCGATCAACTTGGTGACCTCGTCGGCGGCGGCAGCCCGGGTTGGGGTCGAAGCGTCACGCCATACTGGGCGCACCGATTCAAAACCCTCTGGAAGTACGGAGGTGTTATTAGCGACCAAATAAGAGAGCCGGGCTACCTCAGTCCATGCGTTGCCAAATTGACGTTGCCGGCGTTCAGCGCGTTTGACGAGGCGCGACTCCATTTGTCGGATTGCGTCAGCGGACGAAGGGTTGTCTGTCTGAAATCCGAGATAGGCGGTCGGGATTGCGGTTTCCGCAGCGAGTTGAGTAGCCAGCGCCCGGATATAACTCATGTAAGGCTCGGGCGAGTTAGCCGAGAACTGACCAACCTGCGGCATCTGAGAGTCTTCTTCGTTGTACGGTACGCCGAGCAAACGGCCCTGAATGACCGACCAAGAGTTGAGTGGGTTTCCGTCCTCGTCTTGAAACAAGTCTTCGCGAGCGCCGAGAACGTAGCGCTGGGGTGCGGAGTAGAATTCCCGGGAGATTTCTGCACCGAGGAATGTACGCATTGCGGAGTCGATGAGGTATTTGACTGCCGGCGTGATTTCCGATCGTCCTTTTGAAGAACCAGCGGACGGCTGGTTAACCATTTGCGCTACTAGAACGCGACCGAGGCGGTGTTCGTCCCGGTCAACCTCTACCCAGTCGCCGTTGAAGTAGGCAACGGTAATGTTTGCGTTCTCGGTGTAAATCACTCCGCCGATTGTGTTGCCTCGGTCATCGCGATCAACGAGCATTGCGGTTTCAACTCGTCGACGGCGTAAATCCCAAATTGAGGTCATGCGCGATGGCGGTTCGACTGTAACAAGTGGTGAGGGTTCTCCCTCCGTACCCGAACCCACGACCAAGTAGCCCACGCCGTAAACGAGTGCGTCGTTGTGGACGAGGGATCCGTCCGAGTCGAGGTTGTTAGCGCGGTAAACGCTGTTTAGACCGTACTCATCGCCGTTGTACCAGCCCTCGAACTCCAAGCGTTCCTCGAGAACCTGCACGGCGGTACGCGCCCACCCGACAACCGTTTCAACGCCGGTTAGCTGCGGTGGGATTGAGATGCGTAAATCTTTGAGACGATTCTTGCCTTCGTAGTAAGCCCTCTTTTCCGAGTTCTTAAATTCGTATTCATCGAGTCGATTCGAAAGAGCCGCGGCGATTGCGGATTCTTCTGAAGAGAGAGTCATAGAACCACGGCCCTTCTGGACGTTCCGGTTTTGGCATTTTCCAATTGATGGTTACGTGCGCCGTTAGCGAGAACTGCACACGCTAGTAAGTCTACTTTACGAGAGCTTGATTTCTTCTCTTTGCGAAACGAGCCTGATTCCGTTGCCACCGCATTGCTCACGTGCCGGGTAAGCCTCGGATCGCCGCCGTGACCGATCGACTTCGCAACTATGTCTGCCACAAACTGCTGGGCCATAGGCGCGATGCGGTGATTGGTCGGTGGGATACGCTCTACGCGCTTACGCCAGCGTTTTGACCATTCAAGAACATCGGGTTCGTAGAAAGAAGGGTCTGCCCACAACATTTTCACGTCATAGCGGTCAAACATTCGCTCGATGACTTTATTTACCTCGTACCGGTCGACCGTCCATTCTGGGTCTTGAGTATCGGGTTCGAAAAGTGCCTCGACCTGCAAAAGCCCGGTGACCAAATCGCAAATTACAAGCCCGGTGGCATCCCCAGAAACGGATCCGTCGAATCCGGCGACAACGGAAGCGCCGTGGGGAATGGTTGCGTTTTCGCGTAACGCCTCTTTCCAATGAAACGGTGAAATAAAATCTTCCCCGGCGAGACGTACCCACTGGTTGAGGCGATAGCGCTGGAAGCCGGCAAAACCCGAAGACCCGGCTTCTTTGATTGACGATTCGAAATCGCCGTAATCCATAAGCCCTTCAGCAAGGTTGGGATTTGCCAAACGCCACGTTTCCGAATCGGTAGGGTCGGCAGCGTCACCGGCTTCCCACCACCAGAACCCGAAGGAAGGGTCGTCGATTTCCCCGGTAGCGATTCGCTTGCCGTGCGTGTAAAGACGGCCCAGCAAGGTGTCCATATTTCCACCAGCCGTTGTAATCGCCACGACCAAACTTTCCGGACGGTCGGCGGATCCGGTGGTGAGCGCTTCGTAGAGTTCGTCACCGCGCTTATTGGTCGGTGTAGAGGGCCAAGCGTGAAGTTCATCCGCTACGACCAAGGACGGCGCGAGACCGTGAGCCTTCATAGCGTCAGCGGACAGCGCTCGGTAAATACCGCCGGTCGCTTTGTTTTCGAGCGCATCGCGGTAAGGAGTAATCACACGCATAAGCGCCGGGTTTCGCATTACTTGGTCACGCGCTTCCCCGAAGACGATACGAGCCTGTTGACGGTCGGCTGCCGCGGAGTAGACCTGTGCGCCTTCCTGACCGTAGACCAAATGCTCAAGCGCGAGCGCCGTGCCGAGCAGGGACTTGCCGTTCTTCCGGGGAAGGCCGACCAAAGCGCGGCGATACTTCAAAAGCCCCGTCGACTGATCCGTTTCGAGGATGCGGTTCATAAGCCAGCGTTGCCAATCGGTAAACGCCAACGGTTCACCAGCCTTGAAGCCCCGGGAAGCCGTCATCAGCAATTCCGCAAACTCAGAAACATCCTCGCCACGGCTAGTAGCCGATTCGCTGGGAACGTGAAACGCCGGACGCCACAACTCCGACGGCTCGGGGAGGCTCACTCCAACTCCGGGCGCTTCGGGTCGGCTTTATCCTTACGCCCATAAACCTCTGGCATATGATTTTCGAGCCACCACTTCGCCGCAGTCCAGTTTCCGTTCTGGGCCGCTTTCTGCACGACCGTGACATTGCGAACGATAGCGTCCGCCCGAGCCTTCTTCAGCGCTTCCCAGAGGCGCACAGCGCCGTCCAGCGTTTCATCTACCTCGCCAGTATTTGCCCGGCGTTCGACCTCGACCTTGCCCTGCTCCAGTAGCGCGTAAACCACCGTCACCGACAACTCGGCAAAATGACAGGCCGTCTCCAAATCCGAACCCGATCGGAGTACGCGCTCCAACTCGGAGAGTTTATTCTCGTCCATCGTCTTCCACCTTCTTCTTCTTCCTCGGGGCCGGCTTCGATTCTGGGATAACCACTACGCGAAGACGATCCTCGCGTCGACGCTGAAGTTCGTCCAGCGCGTCCAAAGTACGAACCTCCGCCAAACCGAGTCGCGCCCGGTCGGTCGGCGAAAAGCCCAGCGCAGAAAGCCACGCCGTCATTTGCGATCGCAATTCCTTTAGCTGCGTGACATAGGGATGCGAAACGAACGAGCCGTTTGGCAAAACATAATGGCGCGGTACTTCACCAAGAGCCAGCGCTCGGCGAAGATACTCCGCCTCGTCCGTAGTCCGGCAAAGCAACTCCATAACCGCATAGTCGCCGTTCGGGGAGAGCCACTTCTCGCCAGCCGACCAAAGCCTATCCCAGAGGGCGGATCCGTCTAGCCCGAGAGTCGGACGCGGTGGAATAGAAGTCATCGGCGGTAATCCCTGCCCCGGCTTCTGCGGTGCTGGAAGCGGACGGCGGCCCGGGTTGCCCAGCGCTCGTTTCACTTCCGTCGGCTTAGGCGGTCGCCCAGCCGGTCTGCCTGTCCCTGTCATACTTCCTCCGTGCGGATGATTTGTACCACCGTGCGGTGATACTCGATGCTAACACCCTTCGAACATAAATGCGGTTGTACCCCTCTGGGGTTTCGCGACCGTCTGCGTAGGCTAACCGCGCCGCGAGAGTGGGAAGCGGGGAGGAGGGGGTCGCCCCTCCCCTATTCGAACGTTTATTCGATAAAAGGGCCGTATTTGGCAAGGCCGCCTGTTTTAGAGGCGTCGACGGATCCGTTGCGCTTGTTTTGCCTCGTGTGCGTCGTTTGAGGTCTTGTAGCGGTGGCAGTGCGGTGCGACACGATCGTGGACTGCTTTGAGGTTCTCTAGCGCGTGGTCGTCACCGGCTACCACGTGGTCGACCGTGTCAGCGCCGCCTTCACCACAAAGGTAGCAGATTCCTTTGTCCCTGCGTAGGACTACCTGCCTCCGGGTAGACCAGTCCCGGGGGAGGCGTTCCTTCCGGGTGGATCCGTAGTAGGGGATTCTCTTATGGGGGAGGCATCTTCCTTGGTAGACCGCGTGGTCTCTGCACCCGGGTTCTAGGCATGGTGTTGGGGCTAGGGCCATTATTTGTCGCCGTCTTCTTCCCACCGGAACACTTGCATGAGGGCTTCGTCTGCCTCCGCTTCGAGAACGTCGAGGAGCGTGGCAGGGTTACAGCGGTGCGCTTGTCGCCAGTCCTTCACGCGATCGTAACGCCAAGTGACTATGCCAGCCCCACAGGAGCATTGCTCTCTCATGGTCTTAGTGTATCGGCGCAGAGGGAAACCCCACCCAGCGTGTCGGCTAGGTGGGGCTTCGGGTTGGGGCTAGTAGGAGAGGAAGGTGAGGCGCTTGACCGTGTCTACCGCGTAGTGCCAGTTGGATTCTGCGTAGGAGTGGAGGCGTTCCTTCTCAGCGATGTCGATTCCCAGCATTTCAATGGCGAGTAGGGCTTTCTCTGCCTCGGCGATGTAGCGCTTGCGGTCGTTGAGGAAGTCCTGCGCCTTGAGCATTTGCACCTCGTGGGGTTCGATGGTGTGGGTCAGGCTGAGGTTGATGCCGTAGGAGGTGTTTACCTTGTCCATTGCCTCCGTGTAAGCGGTGCGCTGGAGGCGGTAGTAGGCGACCGTCCAAGGTGCGGTGGGTTCGCTCTTGGTCTCGGCGAGGGTAGCGACTGCCTTGTCGTACTGCTCGAACCAGCGGTCAATCTTGGTCATTGCGTCTTTGTAGGTCTTGGCGCTGTCGCCGTGACCGTTCTTTTCGAACTGCCAGTTGCCCCGACCGGGGTTGGTAACGGTAAAGCCGCGGTAGTTCCGGGCTTCGGTCTTTGTGATCGTGTCCATGGTGTTGCCTTCCTTTGGGTTGTTGCCTTGCGGCCTTACCTCTAAACGATACCGTTTATCTGGCAACAGTGCAACTACGGCGTGGCAATAGATACACGCCAAATCTCGGCACGGATCCGTTAGCCCATCAGTTCCCGGGGTGTTTCCCAAGGCGCGTGGTGACGGCCCATATGACCGTAAGCCGCCAGCGATTGGTAGCCGTGGAAGGTACGAAGCCCGAGGTCACGGATAATCCCTTCCGGGGTTAGGTCGAACGCCAGCGAAATGGCGTCGGCGATAAGTTCATCGTCCCCAGTGCCAAAGGAGTCCACGTAGACCGCCACAGGCTTTGCCACACCGATCGCGTAGGCAATCTGCACCTCGCACCGGTTAGCCATTCCAGCAGCTACGACCGTCTTCGCAATCCACCGCGCCGCGTAAGCGCCAGAACGGTCGACCTTCGACGGATCTTTCCCCGAGAACGCTCCACCGCCGTGTCGGGCCATGCCGCCATAGGTGTCGACAATAATCTTTCGCCCGGTAAGCCCGGCATCGCCTTGTGGGCCGCCAATCACAAAGCGCCCGGTCGGGTTGATGAGAACTTTCACGTTCGTCCAGTCGAGTTCGTAGGCATCCCCGAATTCCTCGAGAATAGGCTCGATGACGAATTCGCGCACATCGCCGCGGACGGTTTCGATGTCTACATCGGCACGGTGCTGGGTTGATACCACCACGGTATCAATCGTGACCGGTAGGGATTCGAGATAGCCGACGGTGACCTGCGTTTTGCCGTCCGGGAGCAAGTAATCAAGGTTTCCCTCTTTGCGTTCGTGGGTAAGGCGCTGGGCGAGGCTGTGCGCGATCGTTATTGGCATCGGCATAAGCTCTTCGGTTTCATCGGTGGCGTACCCGAACATCATGCCTTGGTCGCCGGCCCCAATTGTTGATGGGTCGTCTGAGGCGTTGTCTACCCCTAGCGCGATGTCGGCGGACTGCTTTCCAATAGCCACGTTGATGCCGCAGGTTTCTGCGTCGAAACCGTACTCCGATGAGGTGTAGCCGATTCTGGCGATTGTTTTGCGGACGATTGCTGGCACGTCAATGACGGCGCTGGTTCGAAGTTCCCCGAAGACGTGGACTTGCCCGGTAGTGAGCGAGGTTTCGACGGCTACTCGGGAGTTCGGATCCTGTTCAAGTACCGCGTCCAGAATGGCGTCGCTGATTTGATCAGCCATCTTGTCCGGGTGGCCCTCGGTGACCGATTCGGATGTGAATAAGCGAATCATGGTGTTCCTTCCTACGATTCAGCGAGGATGAAGTTTGTGTCCTCGCCGGTTGATTCGAGTTTAGGCGTAATGCCTGTTAGTTGCTGGTATCGCCGACAAATGACGTCAACGTACTTTGGGTCGACCTCGATAGTACGGCAGGAGCGACCTAGGGTTTCGCAAGCGATGAGGGTAGACCCCGAACCGCCAAAGCCGTCAAATACGATGTCGTTCTGGTTGCTTGAATTCAGGATTGAGCGCTGCAATAGGTCGATGGGCTTCATGGTCGGGTGGTCTGTGCTTTTCGAAGGTCGATCGTATTCGAAAATCGTGTCTTGCTTGCGGTCGGGTACGGCTTGGTGCGCGGCCCCGGGAGACCAACCGTAGAAGATTGCCTCGTGCCGGTAGTGGTAGTCCGATCGACCCATCACCAGCGAGTTCTTGACCCAGATAAGGGTTTGTCGCCAAATGCCCAGTTCTGTAAGTGGGATGCAGAAGGCTTGGAAGGCAGGGCCAGACGGTGCGTAAACGTACCAGCAACCGCCCGGGCGCGTGTAAGAGTTGGTCAGCGAGAAAGCGTCTCGTAGGAAGCCCTCGAGCATTGCGGTGTCCAAGTCATCGTTTTCGATTGTCAGCGCGTCTTTGGTCTTGCCCACGTAAGCGACTCCGTAAGGCGGATCCGTTAGGACTAGGTCAATGCGTTCTTCCCCGAGCAGTTTCTCGTAAGCGCCGTCCTCTGTGGAACTACCGCAGAAGACCTTGTGACGGCCCAGAATCCAAACATCGCCGGGCTTGCTGATTGGGTCTTTAGGTGGCGGAGGTACATCGTCCACTTCGTCCCCGGTAGCCGTTTCTAAATCGGTACTGCTGTAATCTTCCCCGAATTCGAGAATGTCGACATCGAAGTCGTGAAGGCGTAGTTCTTCGAGTTGCCGGTTTAGTACGTCTTCGTCCCACTCGGCGAGTTCAGCGGTGCGGTTGTCGGCGAGGGCGTAAGCCTTCAGCATCGTCTCGTCCCATTCCGCTGGGGCTACGACCGCGTCGACCGTCTTCCAGCCGAGTTGAGTAGCAGCTAGAATCGTGCCGTTCCCAGCGAGTACCGTACCGTCCGCCGCTATCACAATCGGTTTACGTTGCCCGAACTTGTCGAGGCTGGCCGTAATTGCTTTCAGGTTTCGCTCGGAGTGCTTCCGGGCGTTGTTCGGATCCAGAATCAGCGAGCTGATTTCTTTGTTTTCAATATCCATTTCAGCCTTCCATGTGGCATTCGCACCTGCAAATGTCCACGCTTGTGGTTTCTATCTTTGACCGGTACTCCCCGGGGCAATCGGTGCAGTGTCGCTTACCGAGACACCAGCCAAGTACCTGCATGAAGTCGTGGACGTGTGGGGAGTCGAACCCCAGTCCGATCGTCGTTCCCTCTCGGGTCTTACGCCGTCGAGTAACCGTTACACGCCCGTCCACTTCAGTCTACAGACCGCAGGTGACGCGCTGGGTGATCCGTTTGCGCCTTTTCAGTTTGCGTTTTGCGGTTCGCAATTGCTAAACCGCTCCCGACTACCGCCAGCGTGACAATAAAGAAGATGGCGAGCAGTATGACCAGCGTCACAAGGACACCAGCCATAACGCTCGCCAATTCCCAAATCCACATTAGAACGGCGCTTCGACCGATGCCGGTGCAGGGCTGGCCTGTGCGGTTGCTTGCCAATCCGAGCCTTTAGCCATTCCCGGCTCGAGCGCGACACTAGCTGCGTTGACGGTCAGATTGTAATACTTCTTTCCGTTGGACTCCGAGGCGAGGGTGACTTCCGTTCCGGTAATCACAACGCGATCGCCTTTCTTAAACTGCGTGAAGTCGACCTCTGTGCCGTAGGCGGCCCGAACGGTACGCCACGTGCGACCGACCGTTTCCCATTCGTTGGTGGCTTCGTTCTTCTTGCTGTGCAACTCAACGACCTTCATGCCCCACTTGGGGTGCTGGTCTTCCGTAGCCGACCATGGATCGACGAATCCGGTGAACTCAATCTTTGCCATCATATTCCTTCCCCAGCAATATCTTCATCGCCAGTTCTTCTTGGCGCTTTGTCATCAGCGCCACTTCCATTGCCCGGGTCATCACGATTGGTGTCCCTTCGTCCCCTGCCTTGTCGACAGGAACTTTATCAATTTTATCCTCGACCACCGACATGATTGTCAATGTTTCACGTGAAACATTACGGCGAGGTTTTCGAGGTTTCCGGGGTTTCCGGATGGTGTTCTTAACAGCCGGGTCTTTCCAGACATAGCGCGGCGGAGACGGCGGTGATTCGGGACGGTCAAGTATCTCGTCCCAGCGTAGGAGAGTAAAAGACCAGCCCGGCGTAGGACGCGATTCCGATAATGCCTCTTTAGATATCCTCTTAACCACGTCAGCATAATTCTCGCCTTCCTTTCCCAGCAACTCGACGGTCGCCCATTGGTGAAATATCTTGTCCATGTCCATGTTGTTATCCTAGACCACACGTAAATCCGTGAAGGCATCTCCGTCGGTAATAAGTGTCAGCCCACCGCGCACACCAAGGTCACCGGTCTTGTGACGCCACCACGTCGATTCCGATTCAAACGTAGGAACGCAGATGACCGTGCGCCCACGCTTCGTCTGGATCGAGAACTCATGCTCGTGACCGTGGAATAGGAAGGAAGCGGCCCCAGCGGATTGGAAGTTAAAGGTTTGCCCTTTCCACCACTCCATCGACTTGCCACGCGACCACTGGTGACCGTGGGCCAACGTCATAACCGTCGATCCACATTCCCGGGTCATAAAGGACTCGTCGTTTTGCGGTACGAACACCGAGACGTGCGAATAGGTGTCAGGATTCATCTGGAAAGCGTCCGCAAGCGAAACCGCCGACTCGGTCGCGTGACCGTCATCGGCGCGTGTGGCTTGGAAGCGTTGGGTTTCATCGTGGTTACCGTTCACCACGGAAAGTTCGACCCCGGGAGCATCTAGGAAGCCGTCGACGGCGTACTTCATCATTCGTCTGAAGAGCCGGTACTGCTCCGTGACGGTCAGGGTAGTGCGCCACATATTGCGTCCGTTTTGCGATACGTTTCCCTCGCAGGAATCGCCGCCAAAGTAGATGTGAACCTTGTCGATTGACCGGGTACGGCGAAGACGGCGGTACTCCGCTACGGCACGATCAACGGACTCAACGAATGCCTTGACCGTTCCCTCGGCCCCATCCCCGTCCATCTTCCCTAGCTGCAGGTCGCCAACTAGTAGTTGGAAAGTTCCTGTGCCGGTTGATTCGACTCGCTTTACCGGTCGCCGCTTCTCCACCGAGGCAATAATCTCGTCCAACTTGAAAGTGGCTGTGATCGGCTCAACGATGAACTTGTAATACCAGACTGGCTTTGTGGTAGCGTACTTCTGGTCGGGCCGATCGCGTGTCCAGCCAGCCGTATTGTGCCGAGATTCCACTAAGCGCACCCGGTAGCCCTTCGGAACTACGCCGCCGTTCGCCCTGACGAAGTTAGCCATGTCATCTTCGGTTTCTAGCTGCTGATCGGTTGTGGCGGTGATGGTTGCCGTTTTAGGATCGTGCGGTGCATACTCCGCCGTGAAATTGAACTGGCGAGGGTCTATCTTCCCCGAAGGCTCGTTTACCGCTGGCGTTGATAACGCGTCCCGGATATTCATAGCCAGTCCTTGTGGCGGCCTTTGCGGTGCTGGGTGAATGGGTGGTGGCTGACCGGCATTCCAAAAGGCTGAAGCCGGCGGATGATTTCTGTAGTTGTCAGCGTGGATCCGTAAAACTCAATCACGGCGGCGCGGTCTTCAGCGTCGAGCGCAAATAGCCACTCGCAATAAGCGCATTTACGATCGGATTCGATTGGTGCGTTAAGTGCGTCCCTTATTTTGCTCACGTTTCAATCCTAACTTGAAGGTTAATGATTCCCCGAATTTACGATTCGAGCGCGGTATCTATCCGCCACTCTTCTTTCCACTCGCCACGGCCTAAAGCGTCCATCTTTGACGGATCTGTTTCTTCCCCAGAGAAGAAGCGCTTTGTTTCGATTTCAAGAACCCGATCGCGCATGTCGCTGAACGCTTGGTATTCAACCTGCCGGGCTTCTGCCCTTCGCTTCCGGTTTAGTTCATCGACCCCGATAATGATTTGTCGAGGAGTGAGGTACTCGGTGCTGTTCCTGAAGTGCTGGAACATTACGGTCGTGGCATCTTCGAAATCTAGTTCTCCGATAACCATGAACCATGCCTCGACGGTTTCTGTGCCGACCGTCCGGTTGTCGATTGCGGAGGCCATGGTCAGCAGCTTCGCGACTTCGGTTTTATTCATCAAGGTTGTTCCTTCCAATTTCGCTGGCTACCCACGACTTGAATAGCGCGTCGATCCTTTGCTCCCGGGTCGCTGGGTGGGATTCTTGGCATACACCGTCCTCGCGTAGCCCACCGCAAATCGGGCAGTTAGTCAGTTCGCTCATCGGATTCTCCTTCCATCATCTTCCGCAACGCTTCGTCCATTCCATTCGTGAATTCGTCAATCAGCGCTTGCCTTTCAGCTTCGCTCTTTCTCTTCTCAATGAACTTCCACTTTCGCTGTTCAGGCGTTAACCAGAATTCGTAAACCATCAAGCCAGTTCCTTCCTGTCCGTAGCCTCCGCGTTTGCGAAGACCTGCACTACCGAGAGGTTCTGGGCCGCCTTAGTTGTAGCCGGCGCACGAACACCCCTCGACCTTGAATCGCTGAATACGCGGCGCATCCAGTTCTTCCAAGTCCTATCCCAATCCAACTTTGTGGCCCCAGCCCCAGCCTTCGAGACCCAGTAGTCGACGAAGTGATCCGTGTGGGCTATTACATCCAAGCCCGGGAATTCTGTCTTAGCCCAGCGCACCAGTTCGTCGTTGGGTTTCCACTCCGCTGCGAGGCGCGTAGCCCGAGGAGACGAACCCGATCGGCGTTCCCTAGCTGCTTCACGCTCCGCCAGCACCTTCTCTTTGACCGGCTGGTACTCGTGCCAATCCTTGAATTGGTAGCCGTCCTCTTCCCGATACCACAAACCGACCGTTACAAGCTTGTCGGCGAGCGCCATTCCATCCCCGGTAAGCACCTCGATGATCGGATCCGGGACGAAGCCGTCCGTTAGTTGTTGCCCCGACCATGAACCGGCGCGTACCCACAGCCCCATGGCGGAGTTACCAGCCATGATGACCTTCGGGTTGAGCGCAAGGTTATCGTCCACTTTGAACCACGTCACTTTGCCTTCACTTGCCTTTCTAGTTTTCGACGGCACGAATGCCACCGTCAGTTGTCAAATACACGAGTCCATGTACGGAGTGCATTATTGGCGTCTCCGCCGGATTGGCGTACTTGCTGATTTTCACGCCTCGGGCCAGCGCTTCCGTTTGTAGATCGTGTTCGACTCTACCGTTGAGAATAGAGTCTAGCCAGACGAGGTTTGCGATTTCGTGCTTGCCACCGCCCATGCCACGGTTTGCCCGGTGGTGCGGTACTAGCGTGTCCGATTCAAGTCCCGAGTAGGCGCAGACGTGACCGTCCCGACGGTCGAGCGCAGCTAGTAGCGCCTTCGGAACGGAACTCATAGGAAGTCCGCCTTGATTTCCCGGGCGAGCGCTTGAGCGTCCTGTTCCGATACGCCGTAGGCAAGGATCCGTTGCTCGAGTCGTTTTACCTTTGCCGATTGCTCTTGGCGTTGGCGGCCCTGCCGGTACTTCAACTGCGTCTCGCGGTGCTTCTCCCGGCACTGCTCGCACCGACATCCGCGTCCATAACCGTGCGCCATTATTCTGCCTCCCCAATCAAAATGACCGTGGTAGCCCCAAAGTTCGATGTGGACTTGAAAATCTGGGCGTTCACAATCTGTGTGTCATCATCATAGGCGACACCGTTCAGCGCGTCACAGACAAGCTTGGCGAGATTGTCCCAGTCCGATCGACGGCGGTCGGGCATCATGAAGCCCATCCGGATTTCGACATCCCCGACCATTTTGACGATTTTGCCGTGGGTAGCCATAGAAGCCATGGCGTAGGCTTCAGCGATTACTTGCTCCGCTTCGACCGTCTTGGTCGGCGTGTAAACGTGACCGCTTCTTGCCATCCGAGGTCGCGCCTTTGGCACGGGCCGTCCTTCGACCACAAAGCGCACTTCGTATTCAGTCATTGAGGTTGATTCCTTCCAATAGGGTGGCGAGCGCAAGCGCGGCCTGCTGTGGAACTACGCCGTTACCAGCGAGTTTTAGTTCGGATACCCGGGAAAGACCGTGGCTGGTAATCCAGCCTTCGGGTAGCCCCATCATCCATTCAGTAAATCGGCTGGAAAGGC